GAGTGGTTCGAATCCTTCGAAGGTAAACTCGACTGGATCTATATAGATGGCGATCACTCTTTCAAGGGTTGCTATCGAGATTTGTGTAATGCGGTCAAGGTGGTCAAGTCGGGCGGTTACATCCTCGGTGATGACTACAAGTGGGCATTCCAGAAGTATGGCAAGGATGGCGTGACAGAAGCAGTTGATAAATTCCGTACAGTGTACAACATGAATCCCCAGCAAGAAGGCATGGGCAGTCAATTTAGCATACAGGTTCCCTGATGAAAGCATACGCGATTGTAATGAACGATAATCGAGACTCGATGGCGGGGTATGGCACTCTGCAACAGAGCATTGACGACACGGGTTCGAATATAGAACTTCTTCCGTTCATCGCAACGCAACCACATACAATCGGAGAAGCAATCAAAGAGGTGTTTCCCAAAGGCAATATTAAATGGACATGGTCCAACAATCCGGAAGAAGATCGACTTGATCTGCGTTCTGGTTTATTCAAAAGACACTACCAAGCAGTTGACCAGAACAGGGTCGTTGCTTGTGCCTTGAGTCACTTTCGACTCTGGAAAATGTGCTCATCTGGTGATGAACCAATTATGGTTCTCGAGCACGACGCGAGATTTGTCCGCAAGTTCAGTTTATCTGACTTTGTGGGTAGATGGGGAGCAGTTGGGTTAAATGACCCGCGAGGTAACACTCGAAAAGGAATGAAGTTCCATGATTTAGTCGTATCGTGTGGGGAAGGCATACACCGAGTACCCACCATCGACGAACCTACTGACCAACCTCTCCCTATGGGTCTTGCTGGAAACAGCGCCTATATAATAAAACCAGAGTTCGCAAAGAGTCTTCTTGAAGAGATGGAAACCCTCGGAATGTGGCCAAATGATGCAATCATGTGTCGCCAGTTATTCCCGAGTCTAAAGGTTGTCTATCCATACTACACTGACGTTGTGAAGCGAGGTTCGACAACAACAGGAATTTGATTATGAAAGGTTATGTGATTACGATACAAAGTATGCCTCAGTCGGTTGAAGCGGCAGAACGATGTATCAAGTCAGCAGCAAGAAATGACGTCGAAGTAGAAATGTTCGCCGCAACCACACCTGCTGATAATCCCGCAAAATATCTCGAAGAACGAGGCGTCCCCACTGAAGGATTCCGTGAGGTGTATTCTCGTTTCGCTAACTGCGTCGCCGCGTTCACCTCGCACTATCGCTTATGGGAGAAGGCATACAATGAGAAAGAAACTCTCCTTGTCCTTGAACACGATGCGTACTTCATTAATCAAATCCCGAACGTCAATTTTAGTGATATCCTGTCTTTTGGTCACCCCTCCTATGGATCCTGGAAGACCCCACCCAGTTTGGGCAAGAACACACTCGTCTCCAAGCAGTATCTTCCAGGTGCCCACGCTTATGCTGTGACGCCACGTGGCGCAGGCAAGTTGCTCGAAACAGCAAAGGTACGCGCCAGACCTACCGATGTCTTTATAAGCAATAGGAACTTCAATTGTATTGAAGAATATTATCCATGGCCAGTTGAAGCAAAGGACTCTTTCTCTACGATTCAATCTGACCGAGGAATCGAGGCGAAGCATCAGTACCAGAAACTCGGTGACCGTTATGAATTGTTGGGAGTGAAGTGATGATCTTTCTTACAGGATGCGATAATAATACAGAGTGGCAGCTGCCTTGGTTTGTCTCCAACTTCAAGAAATATACTGATTCTTCTCTGGTCATCGCCGACTTTGGTATGTCTCCCGTGATGCAGGATTGGGCAACTCACCAAGCAGAAGTGATCCCTTGTGAGTCTAATGGATGGTTCACGAAGGTTGAAGCAATGATTAAGATGGGAAAGATGTTTGGCAATGAACAGTTTTGCTGGTTAGATACTGACTGTCAAGTAATGTCAGACCCATCTGGTATCTCCAGATATGTGCAACCAGAGAAACTTACCATGGTGATTGACCATCCTTGGTCGTCACGCCGACCTCAACTCGGGCATTGGTATAACTCTGGAGTGGTTGCGTTTGAGTCGACTCCAAATATCCTCTCTACTTGGCACCAAGAATGCTTAACAGGTTCTCATGTGGGCGATCAGGAGGCACTCTACTCTTGGTTGGGTGGAGACTTCATGAAGATCGCAACCTATATCTCGGAAGCACCACACAGATATAATACGTTGAGACTCGACCTAATAGATAAGACCGCACCAGAGAAACCGACCATAATGCACTGGACTGGCGCAAAGGGAAATCAAGAGATAACAAGGCAGATGCAATGACCAAGAAAGTTTATGTTTTAGGGAATGGTGATTTATCTTCTATGATGCCGAAGGGCATCCGAGATGGAAGTAATCGCGACGGAAAGTTGGTCGCATGTAATATGCCTCCCTTCGCTATCAGTAGACCATGGTGCACCACGATCGTAGACTTTAAGATGTGTGGTGCCTTGACCGAAGGTTCCATCAATCTCGACGCATTTATGTGGGTGATGGGCAACCGCCCTCGACTCTGGATGGACAAAAATCCAAACTTCTATATGAAGCACTCTGGGCATATCAGAGAGTTTTATACGACCGTGCCCAAATACTGTGGCAAGAACCCTGCAGAAGCAGCAACTGCATTTAACTGCGGGCACATGGCGACGCATTACTCAGCAGTGCGACTGAAACCCGAAGAGATCCACATGTACGGATTTGACTCTATATTTGATCATAATATGAGGTCATACACTGACGTTGTTCTCAACTCGGACAGGAGCAAGACCAATAACTATCGCCTGTTGGACGTCTGGCGTCCCATATGGAATTCCATTTTCAATGAGTTCAAAGAAATTAAATTCGTCCTTCACCACAAGCACCCCAATCCCAAAATCCAGACTCCGAAGAACGTGGTGTTCGAAACCGAGTGGTAACTTGTTGATTTCATTCAACTTTTTTACAGTTGCCCTTGTTCCCTGAATAAGCGATAATAGTACATTGTTGGCGAGTCTAATCAGTGGTTGACATATGGATCCCATTGATTAGAATATATACTATTGGTTCGAGGAGTAACAAAAATGGCAAATCACGTATCAGGTTATGTTTCACTGGTGGGCGCTTCCCCTGCAGCACAAAAAGTTTGGGACGAATACGTCGTAGATAAACTCAACGGTCACAAGAAAGAAGGTGACTGGGAAGTCCACTTGGGACACTACCTATTCGACTATGATGATGGTGAGTTCACCAACTGGGACTTCGACACAATGTGCGAAGAAGTTGGCGCCAAGTGGGCATATGCCACTGACTGGGATGACACCTTTGTCAGCGTTTATTCTGCTTGGTCCCCTGTTGTCGAATGGTGCGAAATGATCTCGGCAAAAATGGCACAGGTGTGCGAAGAATTTCAAATTGTCTTCACCTACGAAGACGAGATGCCCAACTTTGTCGGTGTTGCTGTCCTTGACCACACTGGTCTTGATATGCAAGTCGACCTCGATGGCGACGAACTTCTCCGACTAATTCTTGAAAGCGATTCTGATCTGAATGAGATGTATGATCACGACGCGGAAGAGTGGAAAGACGGAATGGAAGAAGACGCCTATGAGATATTGTGGGAGATTCAATCCGACTTCATCCATGATTGGCAACAAAATCAGATTTCATAAGGATCAGACATGGCAATTCCAAAGAACCAATTACCCGACAAATACCTGATGCTGAGACATCTTGAGAACGGTATTGTCCAGTTGTCGGTAGACTCGGATATCTGTGAGTACTCGTTGCTCACTGTTACTATTCCAGATAATCTGATGAAAGAGACCAATCCTAATCCGAATTCGGATCCAATAACTTCTATTAATGCTTTTAATCTGACTGAGAATAAGTGGGAGTGTATCACCATTTCCGAACTCACAGAGTATAGAGGCAGGGTTCGTCGCTATGCCGAATAAAGATCTAACACCTGCAGAGAAACGCGCAAAAACTCTCCAAGCGATGCAGTGGAAGGCGTTGGAGCAGATGGGAGTTGAACCGAGGAAGAAGACCAAGGTGAAGCGCAAGCGTAAACCTATGACCGAGGAGCAGAAAGAGGCAGCGCGAGAGAGACTCGCCGCAGCAAGAGCGAAACGTGCTCCCGCAAAAAGTAGTAACGTACATCCACGTGTGCAGGAACTCGAAGAAGACCATCCTCTGAGTCTTGCAGCGACCAAAGCAGTACTCGCCGAATACAAAGATAAACTGTCCAGTATTCGTGGGCAGAAAGATTCAAAGAACTCGAGCGAGAGGATGGAGTATCAAATCACTGAGAACTATGTCCGGAATCTGCAGATATGGATTAAAGACGGCGTTTGGTTGGACCACAAATATGGCGCCAAGATGCAGAATACGATGACATATATCTGCTATGCTCCCTCATTTGACAAAGACGGGAATGTTTCGAGGACCAAAGGAACCTATTATTCCGACATTGGGCAGGTGTGGACAGATGAATTGAAAGAGGAATACAAATGAACGAAGATACTCGATATCTTGGTGTCCCCGACGGGACACTGAACACAATAGTTGCATACCTAATGCAACAACCATATAAGGAAGTCGCTGAGATCTTGAAGGCACTTGAGTCAGAAGTGATAACGATCAACAGTGTTAGGACTGAACCAACTACTGAGGAGATTCCGAGTGAGTGAAGTATCTGTTGTAGATAAAGAATCTAATGAACCTGAGTTCATGACCAAACCAAAGTTTCGTAAACTCGTTGATGGAACAGTTCGCCGCCTTAACATGACGTACATGGATGCAGTTATCCATGTTTGTGAAGAGAATGGCATCGAACTTGAAGATGTCAAGAGGTATGTTAATGTTGTGTTGAAGGGAAAGTTGGAAGCAGAAGCAATGTCTCTAAACTTTTTGGAAAAGAATGCTCAACTTCCATCCGAATAATCCTTTCGTCCGCGAGTTTATTACTGACGAAGAAACACAGGAGTTTCTTTGGAATCAGTATCAAACTATGAAAGATGGTGATGAGTTCTACCGAGCACTGATATCTCGCGGACCTTCTCAACATCCTTCAGAGTTTACCGAAGGTGTAGAGCATTATTCGAGATTGTGCGACCATGTCCCTTTACAATATCGCCGCCATCCAGAGTTATTCGAACTCTCTTGTAATATGAAAGAACTTTCAGAAGAACTCGTCTCTGAGATGCCTGACGACCTCTGGTTCTCGCAATATGAATTCGTCAAATACGAAGGCAATGGGCATACCTTTATGCCGCACACAGACGATGATTATGACGGCACACGATATAATCGTCATCTAACTTCTGTCACTATGGTCGAAGCAACTGATGATCTGGAGGGCGGACACTTACATGTTTGGCCAACTCACCATATCGATAAGGCAATCAGTGGAAAGGTGCCGAGATACACGATCGACCTAAAACCATGGGAAAGTGTTATCTTCCCTGCTTGGTATGTTCACGAAGCATCTCCTGTCACAGAAGGCAGGAGAACCATCCTAATAAGTTGGGCGCAGTTGGGAATTCGATGGGATCCCAGAACACCTCGCGCTTGACATCTCATTCTACTTGCGTAGAATTATAAATATGGTCGTCCCGCTGATACAGGGACACCATACTAAACCATACTACAGTTATACAAAGGAAAGCAATATGGATATTTCATCATTAAAGTCACGTCGATACGACATCAACAAACTCGTTGCCGCAGCACAAGAAGGTGGTGGCGATAACCAACGACAAGAACCCACCGATATCTGGAAACCAACTGTCGACAAGGCAGGTAATGGTTACGCAGTTATTCGATTCCTTCCTTCCGAAAACGATGTCCCATGGGTACGATACTGGGATCATGGTTTCAAGGGTCCAACTGGTAAGTGGTACATCGAGAAGTCTTTGACGTCATTGGGCGATCAAGATCCTCTCGGAGAGTACAACTCCAAGTTGTGGAACACTGGTAACGAAGAAGATCGAGATCAAGTTCGTAAGCAGAAGCGACGACTTCACTACGTTGTCAACATTCTTGTTGTTAGCGATCCCTCTGCCCCTGAGAACGAAGGCAAAGTCTTCATGTATCAGTTCGGTAAGAAGATCTTTGACAAGATTCAAGACCTCATGCAACCACAATTCCCAGGCGAGACTCCTGTCGACCCATTCGATTTGTGGGGCGGTGCAGACTTCCAACTGAAGATTCGTCAGGTTGAGGGATACCGAAACTACGATCGATCTGAGTTCAAAGCACCTGCTCCCTTGTTTGACGGCGACGAAGTCCAACTTCAGGCAACCGTGAATCAATTGCATGACATTAATCAGTTCCTTGATCCAAAGAACTATAAGTCATACGAGCAACTTCAGACAAAACTGTTTGAGGTTCTGGGACAGACTGCTCCACGAACAGTAGCGGAAGAGGTTGCCGTTGATACGGTCGCCGCACCTGCACCCTCACCTGTAGCAAAGGCACCAGAGGTTGCAGTTAGTGCTGCTGCCGCGACTGCTGAAGAGGCAGGAGATGATGGTGACGAGGATGCATTCTCATACTTCCAAAAGTTAGCAAACGCCGATTAAACCTTGGTTGGTTTTGCAAGGGGACGAAAGTCCCCTTTTTTGTGCCTGTCTGCCATATAAATAGATGCCATGGAACCCAGTATATTCAAACAAATGGCAGCAGAGATGGAGCAGAATGGTCTTTCTGCTAACACAAAGGCATCTCAAGAATGGTTCCTCGAGAAAGTCGAGGAGATGGCAGACATGAAGACGTCTCGCCAACAGTTGAAGCAGCACTACCCAATCGCCAAAAGGCAGATTATTGGGCAGATGTTCATGTTCTTCTATAGTCCACTAACGAAGAATCAACTGCCATACTACGACAGATTCCCTCTGATCATATTACTGGAAGCACAAAAAGATACCTTTATGGGGTTGAACCTACATTACCTGCCCATTGACTTGAGGCAAGAACTATACTACAGATTGTTGCCGAGAGCAACCACCTCTGTGTTCAATAACTTCACGAGGTTGAGGATTGATTACAGTTTCTTGAAGAGTAGGAGATCCTTGAAGGCATTTAAACCCTGCGTCAAAAGATATAGATATGACCAGATGATCGGCAAAATGGCAAATGTCCCAGCAAACGAATGGGAACTTACCATCCACCTTCCCCTCGCACTTTTCAGAAAGGCGAGTCAGGAACGTGTGTACAAAGATAGTCGCTTAATCGCGAGGAGAATCAATTGACATTTAAAACAGACGACTTGCGCGCATATCTTGAAGCGGAAAAAGGAGTTGCTTCTGCATCTCGATGGAAGGTCATTCTGCCTCAAATAAGTGGAACCGATAAACCTGGCGGTGGAACGGTCGAGGGACAATTCACTATCGAAGATTTGAACCTTGTGTGCACAGCAGTAAGACTTCCTGGAATTGATGTTGTCACTGTTGACCGAAATATCGGTATGGTTCCACAGAAAGTCGCTGTCGGTAAGACCGTCAACCCAGTCAGTCTAACCTTTTATCTGACGAATAAATACACCTCCAGAAAGTATTGGCAAGAATGGATGGAAACTGTGGTCGGAAAGGGCGCACCATATACGGCAGGATTTCTCAGTTCGTATGGAAAACAGGTAGAGATCCAGCAGTTAGACAAACTTGGAGATAAGGTGTACACAGTCAAATTAGAGCAAGCATACCCGATCACCCTGAGTGAAATTGAATTGAATAATGCAGCTGCGACAGCAGCAGCAGAGTTCACCGTGACTCTGCAATACACAAATTATACAGTATCGTAACAATGAAGGATTGATATCATGGCACTACCAAAAATTAATGAACACCTAAACTTTACAATGACAATCCCTTCCTTGGGAAAGGCAGTAAAGTTTCGACCATACCTCGTCCAAGAAGAAAAAATCTTACTACAAGCATTCGAGTCGAAGGATACGGAAACCTGCCTACGAGCAATGACCGACACTCTCGAAGCGACCATTGACCCTCGTGAAAAGATCAACGTCAGCGCACTCGCTACCTTTGATGTTGAATATATGTTCACACAAGTTCGCGCAAAGTCGGTCGGAGAGACCTCGACTATTCTAATTAACTGCAAGAAGTGCGATGAGCAGAATGAGTACCAGATCGATCTTGATGAGTTAGAAGTTGCTGTGCCTCTTGAGATGTCAACTATCGGGATTACTGATAACATTAGGGTTGAAATGCGATATCCTTCATATGATATTATGATGGCGCAAGAAAAGGAAGAAGGTGACGAGTTCTCAAAGGCACTGGAAATAGTCGCCAATTGTATGGTCGCGATTCATACTGGAAACGAAAGAATCGATTGCGCGGGAGAAGAAAGGGCAGATCTGCTTGAGTTCATTTCTTCAATGACCACCGCCCAGTTGCAAACACTAACATCCTTTATTGAGGATATGCCAGCACTAAAGCATGATGTTGAGTTTATGTGCCAGCATTGCACAGAGAAGAACGAACTTCAGTTGAAAGGTCTATCTGATTTTTTCTGATATGCCTTTCTCATGATAATCTTGTAAACCATTACAAGACAAACTTTGCTCTGATGCAGCACCACAAATACGCTTTGTCTGAATTAGAAAAGATGTTACCGTGGGAAAGGCAAGTCTATGTGACCCTCCTGATCGAGCATATTAAGGAGGAGAAAGAAAGAATGGAGATGGCAAAGCAATCTCGTTGATTGGTATAAATAAAGCAAAATAATAAGAGTTTCGGAAATGGCAGAAGAAGCAACCATTAAGGGTGTGGTAACCGAATTACAAGACGTCAACCAATTGTTGAGCGCACCCGACAACCCCCTTCTGGCACCTCTGATTGAGATTAAAGGAATCTCTGAACAGATTAGTGCTCAACTTGGCATGTTGCTCCAAGACCCTGATATGCAAAAGTCTCTGAAGAAGATGACAGACAATATTGTTCAGGGGGTTGCAGACGCGGTGAAGGGGTTGACTGACTCCAACGAAGCAGAAGCACTTCAACAGAGCAGATCAGAAGCAGGACAAACTACTCCTTCGCCATCAGGTAAGGGTGCAAAACCAAAAAGCACTTTCGGAAAGGCATTTAAACTTGGAAGAGAAGAAGACTTGGGGGATATGTTCGGATTCAAAAGAATCCAGCAAGAGATAGGCAATAAAATCGGCAACTTGTTTCAACTTTGGGACGGAATTACAACAGGGTTTAATAAGACTATGGACTTCCTCGGTTCTGGTTTTTCCAAAATGGGTAAGATGGTAAAGGGACTGAAATCTCAAGCAAGGGATTTGCAACGAGGGATGATCATCTTGGGCGGTGCTGTGAGACAAATTCTCCGCAATATGTCAAGTACCATTGGAGACCTTGCCAAGGATATGGCGAAAAGGGCAGCGAGTATGTTTGCTGGACCCATGGGAAAGATAATGAAAGTCATTAAGAAAGGTCTGACATTACTCAGGGTCGGTATGGTCAGTCTCTTCACTGGCATCGCTTCAGCAATTAGCGGATTGGTCTCAACCCTCACCGCTGCTCTCACGCCGTTATTAGGAGCACTGGCACCATTCATTGCTATAGCAGCAGTTGTTGCTGCTGGTGTAACTGCCCTTGTACTGGGTATCAAGAACATGGTCGCAGACTTCCAAGGACAAGAAGGCGGTTTGTTCGATAAGATACTCGCTGGTCTCCTTGGTTTCTTCGACGGTTTCATGAAGATTCTTACTATTCCCATCGACTGGTTAATAAACCTCGCCGCCAAGGTTTTAGAATTCTTTGGATTCGATGGGGCAGCAAAGGTTCTTGAAGATTTCTCGCTCACCCAACTTGTTGATGACATGACTGATGGTATTCTCGAGTTTCTCTTAATGATAAAAGATGGCATCGTCGGGTTCGCTAAAGATGCATGGAATGGCATAAAGAGTTTCTTCGGATTCGGAGACGATGAAGATGAGGTCGACAGCAAAGAACTTGAGAAAGTTAAAAAGGTAACTGATGACGAGAGACAGTTGCTTGAGCAAATCGTCGAACAACGAGAAGACGGTAAGAGAAGGATGATGGAGCAGGGGTTCAGTGAAGAGGAAGCAACTGAGAGAGCAGAATCTGGTTTCTTTGATCCCGCAAAAACTCGAAGTGCGAGCAAACAAATCTCTACAAAAGAAATGAAAGAGACTATCGCTGCGAATCCTGCTGAGAAGAAATATCGATACGATGTCGTAGATCCAGCAACGGGCGAGTTGATTGACTCTGCTGGTAGTCCAGAAGAAGCAGCAAGGATCGCCATGGAAACTGGCGGTGTTATGGAAGACCCTGTAGAAACTAAAGGAAACGATAAGGCATTCCAAGCAAGTGCTGCTGCCAATGCAACTCAGGTTCTTGGCAGACCAGTTGCACAAAGTAAGCACCCAGAAGGTGGATACAAAACAGGAACACTTAAAACCAGAAAGAGTCCAACTTCTGGACCCCTTTCATCTCCCGCAAGCAGATCAATGGGTTCTGCTGAAAAACGCGGAATGACTATTCCTTCAAGTACATCTACCAATCAAGTAAAAATTGGCGGGATCGTGGTGCAGGAAAATGGTAAACCTACCAAGTTGACTGAAAAGGAAGCAAGAAGGGTTGAATCAATCAACAAAGTGCGAGTTGCGCAGGGCAACGTTGCGTACGACCTATCGCAGAATGAAATTGTTTCCAGTCCAACTGTTTCTGGCGGAAGCAATACGATGGTCAATCAAAGCAATGAATTGAATTCGAGGACCAATGATCTTAGTAAGACAAAGAATGAGAACAATTCTTCTGGTGGTGGGTCTCCCGTCGCAGTAGTCGACAACTCGCAACAACAGTCAGTCGTCAATAATAATTCAACTTCTGGAGTCACTCCAGGTCCATTCGATAAGAGCGATCGAACGCATAGGCGCGGTGCGTACAGAGGCAGAGGTATCTAACGCTTCTTCTTTCTATAGGGCGCAAGAGGTTTTAGTTTCTTCAACTTCCCAGGTTGTTTCTTGAGTATTCCCTGCGCTTTCAACTCGTCCTCGGTCCATATAACAAACTTGTATCCGTTATCCTTTGCGACTGCCTCTGCTGCTTCCCACTTGTTCTGATTCTTAATGTAAGTGAATGCCTCGTTGAGTGCACGTGTTGACTTTGGATTCTTGACTTTGGGCGGTTCAGTTTGCTTCTTGGGTTTGACCTCAATGAGAGTCACACCACCACTCTTCCATTTGACCCAGAAGTCGACATAGTATGTGTGATATTTTTTATCGACGTCATAGAAGTATCGGACTTTAAAGTCCTCGCTATTCCACTTGTCAACAGCAGTATTACTATCGAGAAACTCCATAACATTTCTTTCCCAACCGCTGCGAAAAACAACGTCGTCTGGGTTCCCGTTATACTTGTCTCGGTTCTTGACCTTGTACTTGCCTTTATAAGTGTGCGCCATTGTGTATAAATAAACCCAAAGATAACCTATTTAGCGAGCAACCGAATGGCACTTGTATTTCCAGAAAACCAAGACCTATACAAAGGAATGGTCAATTTCGCTGTTATGGTAGGAGGAGAAAGCGAGGGAGCAGAATCTCCAGGCGAGACCTGTACCTTGTACCTCCCAGTTGGAATGCAGATTGCTGACAAAGTTGAGTATGAAAACGCACAACTTGGTGCCATTGGCGCTGCGGTTGCAGGTGGTGGCGGCACAGGAGCAGACGGGAAGGCGATTGCTGAATCCACTCTTGCCGAAACAGCAAAGCAGGTGGTTGCCCAAACAGTAGCAAAGTTTGGTGAGCGCGCATCGCAAATTTCCAGAGCAAGGACCTTGACAGCACCAAACCCAAACACTCGCGCATTGTTCAAGCAGGTTTCTCTGCGACAGTTTCAATTCACATTTAAATTGATACCAACGACTGAGAGTGAGGCGCAAAGTGTTCCGCAAATTATTAAATATTTCCGAAAGGAGATGTATCCCGAGAATATCACCTATGGCGACTTGAGTTTAGGTTATAGGTTTCCAAACAAATTTAAGATAACATTCGACACGCCTAACATGACCAAAATAGTAGATTGTTATCTTGAGGCATTCCAAACAAATTACAACCCATCAAATGCTGCTTTCTTACAAAAAGGAAGTGGAACTATACATTTTTCAGAGACAGACATTTCCCTAACATTTATGGAATCGAAGACATTGAGTGCAGCAGACATTGAGGAAGGTTTCTAATGACGACTAACTTTTTTAAAGACTTTCCTAAAGTCGATTATAGATTTGGTAACAATGAGCAACCAGTAAGATGGCAAGACCTTTCTGTATACATCGATGCCTTTGATCAAGTCCAAGAATACGGTGCTTTCTATATGGACTATCAGATCCAGAATCACGAGAGACCCGATCAAGTTTCGATGAAATTATACAACACAACTGATTATTATTGGACATTCTTTTTAATGAACGACCACCTGCGCGAGCAAGGTTGGCCGATATCTAACACTCTTTTGTATGCTCAGGCACAAAGATACTATCCGCACATCTGCATTATCACAAACGGAATCTATATCAACATCGCCACGGGACTCGTTCGCCCTCTTGGTGTGAGCACAACCTTGCAAGCAGGAAACTATGTCCGCTTCAAGGCAGACAAACTTATTGGTAAAATACTTCGGGTTGATTATGACCTTGGCATGTACCATGTCGAATGCGCCGGATTGCCAACAAAGTCAAACCAAATGGTCAGCATTGGTGATGATGAAGGCGAGGCACTATTCAACGGTTATGAAGTTGAAGAAGAATTTGTTAACGAGATTGATTCGACTTCTATGGTGCGGGAATACAATCAATGGGATGCACCACATCACTATGAAGACCCAGAGGGTAACTGGATTTATCCCACATATAGTAGCGAAGAACCTTACCTAATGGATCAAAATAGTGTCAACGCTCGACAATCAGTTTCTTACTACCAACGATTGACTGAAGAGAATGATATCGCGAGGGGAATCAAAGTTCTTAAAAGTGACACAATTGAGCAGGTCATCGACCAATACAAGAACTTGTTGTCGCGAGTAAGATTATAATATGGCAACAAAGTTAGCACAAGAATTTAAAATCACCGAGGCGATCATCACAGCGGAACGCTTCGGTGGGGAAGAGTATGATATCAGGGCATACATCATGGAGTTGTCTTGCTTTGAAGATCTTGAAAAACCATATGTTACAGGGCAGATTGTGTTCATGGATGACATTGGACTCATCCAAGAGATAAAAATACTTGGCACCGAGCAGATTAAACTTACTGTAGAAACTGTAGAAAAAAGTATTGATCCAGTAAAATGGACTATGCAGTTCAACATTGTTTCAATCGTCCAGCAAGAAAAAACTGCAGAACGAACAGAAGTCTTCCATGTCAATATCATTTCGCCTCACGCATACCGTGATCAAAATATTAAAATATCTCGTTCTTATACAGGAAGACTTACAAAGATCGCCGAAGCAGTAATGAAGAACCACCTTGAGGTTGAGATCGATCGCTCTTATGGCGGGGATCAAGTCGAGGCGCAAGATCCAGTTCGCATCATCACACCCTACATTAGTCCACTCGAAACTGTTACATGGTTGATGGATCGCGCCACAACAGATATCGGTTGTCCATACTACGCATACCAAACTTTGTATGATCAAGAGGATGGTGTCGACAAAATCCGCATCGGTAATCTCGAAAAGATGATGAATGCAAAGGCGTTTAATGACGAAAGGCATATGCTCTTCTCTCAATCGAGGGGAATGTTGATTGCAGGGGAATCCCAAGCGAAGCAAGACGTCATCGTCAAGAGGGTTCTTGTCGATACAATACAAGATACATTAAAGTTGACACAAGAAGGTGCGCTCGGTGCCAATCTAACGAACATCGACACTTACACCTCGCAGAAGTACGACCGCCACTTTGATGCGAAGAAACTGTTGGACCGTCTCGGAGACGCTAATGTGGTGACTGGGGGCAAAGAGAATCAAAATGTTTACGATATCGAACAGAAGATATCGATTGAAGGCGAAGAAAAAACTCTACCCGACTGCGAATCACGATTCATTAGTACAATTGCATCATTCGGGACATATGGATCGATAAACAGTTACGCGGATGATCAAAACCAATTTCAGGCGATGAATAAGATTCGTTCTAATGCCATAAAAAGTTTGCTCAATAAAAATATGATCGAGGTGACAATACCAGGTATCTCTTTCTTTAAGTCAAAGGGTGCAGGTGGTGCTTCATTACCTTCTGTCGGAGATGTTATTTGGATTGATTTTTTGAAATCGAATACTGATGACGCATCTAATGGTACGTTAAACCAAGAACTCTCTGGACTATACTTAATCCATAAGTGTAGAAACCATTATAGAAACACAGTACATGAAGTGGTAATGGCAGTTACTAAACTCGCAAAGAATGAAACTGATAAGACTGGTGGATCAGATAATGGGGGAGTTTAATGAGGACCTTTAATGAAGAATTTTATGGAGATGATATCCGTTGGTTTATTGCCAACGTAATTGATGGCAGTCCTCCTAACGGTTATGAGGGCAGAGTGCAGATTCGAATTCATGGCATACATAGTCATAATGTTAATGATATCCCTCAAAAAGACTTGCCATGGGCGCAGGTTATGCTCCCAGGCGATACCTACGGAGTTTCTGGTTTAGGTAAGATCCCCCACATCCAAGCAGGTGCAATTGTGTTTGGTATGTTCCTTGATGGTGTCAACTCGCAACTGCCAATGATCTTGGGTTCCTTACCACACATCGAGTACCCCACCTCTGTACAGGCACAATATCGCCAAGACCCTGCAACCAATCCCTTTGCATATTATTACCAACAGACTAATGCTCAAGTCAATGATCCTATATTCGAGTCAGAGGCGATACCTGAAGCAGACGTCGCAAGGTTCTTTATTGACAATGGGTTTAATGCCAAACAGGCATCGTCTATAACAGGTGTGCTATCTACTATTAGCGGACTCGACCCAACACAAGAGGGAAACGGTTTCGGTATTGCAGGTTGGCCAAAAGATAGCGCGAGGTATGCGAGATTTCATGCATACATAAAACGACTCGCTCCTACAAAGACTGCCAAAGACTTTGACGGGCAATTGTTATATGTACTACACGAGTTGCAAACAACAAACTCTAATGCACTATCAAAGTTGCTCAAAACAAGAGATATTGAGGGCACACTTTACGGAGAGAAGATAGATGGTATCGACGAAAAGGGAAACGGACAGGTCGCTGCCTTGGTGAAATACTATGTTCATCCCCTCACTACATGTTCGAAGGGTGCCGCTGAGGGCGCAGCACTCGGCATCTATGGCGGACTTGGAGCAAGATAATGGCAGTAATTAATCTATCAGAAATCAATCAATACATCAAGAACCTGTTTGATAGAATCAATCTGCGGGATCTTGAGGCACATCATGCTGATCGCATACGCAAGTGGTTCGTCAATAACCTTTCGAATGTCGGACGATATGCTGTACGAGACTTCGAACGATTCGGT